AGATGCTCGTGGGAGGTCTCCTGCGAAAGAAGCCTGTGATCACCTTTCCAGACGGCATCACGGAAGACGCTAAGGACTGGATCAACAATAGTATTGCGGAGGGAGATAGTTCATTAATCAGTTTTCTGTATGATGCAATTTGGGAAGAAGTGCAGACATCACGATCTTGGTTAATGGCTGACTATCCTCGTGTGGAGAATAGTGAGAACCTGACAACCTCTGAGATGCAAGCATATAAGCCTTACATTTACACACTAAAGGCTGAGACAATTATAAACTGGCAGACAACCCAACGTGACGGTGAATATGTATTGTCAAAGCTGCTCATAAAGGGTTCTCAGGAGACTTACGAGGATGGCGAATTTCATCCAATTGTTACAGAGCTTGTGTATGTGCATGAGCTTGACGAGAGTGGCAATTATCGTATCCGTGTATTCAAGGAAAGCGTTTCGTCCAACAACCTGTCTATAACAGCCGGTCACAGACTACCTTCACGTAACGGCAAGACATTCGAGCTGTATGACACCATCGAAGATATACTGGTCAATGGCGAGCGCATGAAGATGATTCCTGCGTGGCCTCTCAATGGTAAGATTGCGCCTCGTGAGCCGATGCTGATGGCAATCATAAACAAGGAAGTTGCACTGTATAATAAATTATCCAGACGTAACCACCTACTGTACGGTGCCGCTACGTACACGCCCATAATCTGCTCAGACATGCTAGATGAGGATTTTGATGCGATTGTTGCAGGTGGTCTGGGCTCTTGGATAAGGTTACGACAAGGCGACACAGCGACAGTCCTTGAGACACCTACGGACGCACTCAAGGACATGGATCGCGCCATTGAGAAGAGTATTGAGGAGATTGCCAAGCTCGGCATCCGCATGCTCTCCCCTGAAGCTGCACAATCAGGGGTGGCGTTGGAGATTCGTAACGCTAATCAGACAGCAATGCTGGGAAATCTGAACACAACTATAAGCGATACAATGCAACAAGTCATTGCCTTCATGCTGAACTGGAGATATGACTTAGACGTTAATTCAGCGGATATTACATTCAAATTATCGGACGACTTTAATCCTGCTCCTCTCGGCGCTGATTGGTTACGTCTTGTTTATGAATGGTATCAGAATGGACACTTGCCGCGTACTGCGTGGTTGCGTATCCTTAAGCAAAATGACATACTGGAAGCAGAGTACGATGATGTGATCGGCCAAGGGGAAATCGCAGGCGATGATACACTAATGCCTAAAATGGAAGATGAGGAAAAGGATATAAATTAGATGAATATCAACACAGCTATATATGATGATAAAGTGGACAGAGCAGCCATGACAAGGTTGTATCAACAAGGTGTTACTGAGAAGATTGAACTCGTGCTTAACGGCCATGTGGTTCGTGTTGATAACCTGATTAAGAAATCTAAGAACTTCAATCACTTCAGAGAGCTGCTTGAGCCTGAGCTGGCTAAGACCGTCACTAAGCTTACAAAGACTTCAGGTAATTCATTACTGAGTCTTATGAAGAGCCAAGCTTCATACACAGGACAGCTGTTTGAAGAAAAGATTGGCAAGATATGGAAAACGGAAAGACCCTCGCAGAAGATATCTGAAGAGTTCATACTTAAGACACCTCTATATAAGAATGCTACCCTCGAGAGGGGGTGGTCTTCTATAGGCATGGCCGAGAGAGTGAGACTTGAGAAGGTCATTAGAGGCGGCATAGCTGAAGGAAAATCCTTTGATGAGATGGCGCTTATGATTCGTAAAGGAAATGTACACAACATCACTCGCAATCAATCAAGAGCTTTGGTGGTTACGGCGACTACAAGTGTCGTTGCGCAAGCTGATCATGCTGTATATGAAGCCAATAGTGGTGCGCTCAATGGGTGGCAGTACGTATCTGTATTGGATTCAAGAACAACTCCCATATGCGCTGGCCGTGACGGTAAGATTTTTTCCGTAAGTAACCGTTCTATGCTACCTCCCGCACATTATCAATGTCGTAGTGTGACCACCCCCGTATTCAAGTCTTGGGATACGATGAATAAGTCAGAAGCCTTGTCACAGATCAAGAGACGTAATATGGCTAAGCTAACTCCTGAGCAGATACAGTATTATGACGGACTGACACCTTCAAGGGAGTCTTACGGTGTGTGGCTAGGTAGACAATCAGATACAGTCAAGCGTAAGCACTTGGTGACTCAAGAGCGTGTAGACATGTTTAACAGTGGTCAGATATCTGTGGATAAGTTTGTTGATTTGTCCGGTAAGAAAGTTGGAATAACTACACTTCGAAAGCTTACTGACAAGACATACAACCTGCCGAATGACGTCAAGAAGTTTGATCTTGCCAAGCAGAAGCTTGATTCTATGCAACTGTGGGCGACTAATCCTGATGACTTTTTGGGTAACATTTCTTTGGAGAATCAACTGAGAGAATACTACCTTCTGCAAGCAGGTGACTTGTCTGGCAATTTGTCTTTGACTAATTATCGCGGTAACTTGATGGGCACGAAGAGATCAATGAAGCGAAGAGTATTGACGTCGCCTCCTGCAGAAGACTCTCTGAAGTTTAACCCCATAACACGTAGGTATGAAGACCCTCGACTCTTTCAGCCCGCACCAGGTGTATTTCACAACAACCTGAAGCTGATGAGAGAATCTGAAGACTTACTGGATAAGGATAAGGTATTCATAGAGAGCTTCTCCAACTCGTTACGGGAGAAGATGAGTATGAATCAGAGAGCTGTAGTTGTGGATAACCTTCGTATTGTGTTTGGCAGGCAGCGTAAGAATAAAGATGTATGGTTAAACTTCAAGGCTGTATCTAATGCTCAGATGAAGTTTGATGTGATGAACGTATCTGATGCCATTGAGACACATTTACGTAAAGATTCAGGACTCCTAAAGAGACTACAACAGGCTTCCTTTATGGATCCAGTGTTGGGTGACATCTCTTTCGATGATATCCATGATAAATTCGTAACAAACATCCTAAATCGTAATCGATGGGAATTGAGGACTGAGCCACGAATAGCCAAGGAGCTTAGTGGTGTATTTGACATGCGGCATGTATTGAAATATAATCCTTTACTGTACAAGAATCTCGATGGCAGGAGTGTTCAGCAATTTTATCTAAGATTCGCTCGAAGGCTGGCGCAAGCCGACATGCCTGACAGAGACCAATTGGCCGTTGCTCTCGGACGTGATCTATATAATGTAGGTAATATGAACGGAACAAGAAAAGACTGGTATTCATTGGGACTTCAGTTTGTGGATGATAAGAAATCCAAGAAGTTCTTCGAGGTTGAGACCTACGGCGTTCAGAAGAGGCGAATGAAGAGTAACCGCAGCGGTAAGTACTTTGGGCCTTATTATGATACACTGTCTTATAATCTGAGAATAACTGATCCACGAATTCTTGAGTATTCCGCTCTACAACGTAAGATTGATCTCGGTCTCCGTGTAGGTGCACTGAACGAGCCTAAGCTTATTGTGCGTGAGGGCTACAAGACCTACTTCGTGAAGCGTGGTGTATTGGGCTTGGAAGATACAGGGATTCCGATAACCTCCACATCGTCTTTCAAGGATTTTCCTGAGACATTCATGGATAAAGATATGGTCGATGCTCTAAACTGGACAGCTTCGGCCAAGTATCGGATTGATGATAAGTTCTATGACTTCACCAATGCAATGCTCAAGTTTGAGGATGACAGAGGAAAAGCTAAACACTACAATGAGTTGAATGAGTTCCGTAAGTATATGATATCTCGTGATGACTCTTACGTACGCCTCAAGGCTATGGAATGGTTGAGAGAAGACAACAAGGCTTTCAGCAACTACGCATTTATCGACCACAGAGCGCGGATTTACGACCGTGGCTTCATCGGCCCACAATCGGGCGAAGCTTACCGCCCTTTCTTGAGTACGGCTGCAGAGGCCAATTTTTCTCGCAAGGATTTCAAGAACTTGCAGGATCACATCGGTGCATTTCTAGGCGGGCACAACGACTTTTTTGAGGGTAAATTTGACAGCCTGACCGTCACGGGGAGGCAGGGAGTTGCCCGAAAGTGGCGATCTGAGATGCTTGAGATAGGCAAAGCCATACTCAGCAATCGACCTCGTGACCTGCGGGCAATCTTGAACTCGGAGATTGTCCAGCATGTGGACGGAGAGGAGATTGGTAAGTTCTACCGTTTGTGCATGGAAAGTGCCAAGATTGACAACTACCTGCGCACGGTGGCTAAGAAGGAGAAGCTCTTGTACCACGGGAGTACGCTGAACAAACTGGGAGGCTATAGGACAGCTTTCGCGGTCGAGCAAGATGCATCCTCAAGTGGTGCACAGATCATCGCTCTCACCACACGTAACAAGCAATTAGCTGAGATGTCTAATGTAGTATTAACGGATCAGAAACGTCGTTTGTACGATGAGATCGCTGCGGCCACATTCGATGATCCTCGTTTCATCAAGCTCAATCAGAAGTTAGGTTTGACAGAGAAAGATCTACGTAAGGCTAAATTGTTGGCCTTATAAAACCCCGTGAATTGCTGGAAACTCCCTATGGGACAATCAGCAGCCAAGCTTGAGAAGGAATTCTCTTGAAGGTTCAACGACTAAGACGTACAACCCAGAACGGGTTATGAGGTCTGTAGAGTGGTAGCCCATTCGAAGCGCGGGGCGGTGTTATATACACCGATGATATAGTCTAGTCTGCATGGTAACATGCAGGAGTGTTTTTGTCGAACACACAAGGAAATACAATGAAATTTATTAGCAATACTAAATACATCATTACAGAGCAAGGCGAAGTTATTAATAGTGAGACTTCATCAATACTTAAGCACATGGTTGATAGGAATGGCTACCATTACGTAAACCTCAGTACAAACAATAATCTCACAACCTACCGAATACACAGGCTTGTCGCGGAGAATTTCGTGAGGGGGTTTTTTGTAGGTGCAACTGTTAATCATATTGACGGTATCAAGTCGCATAATTGCGTTAGTAACTTAGAGTGGGTATCTCTGAAAGCTAATATACAACATGCTTATGCGCTAGGACTATCTAAGGTGGGACAGGACAGACAGCAAGCATTACTGGATGATTCTGATGTCAGTGAGATTAAAGAGGGTTTCGTTATAGGTACGCCTAATAAAGAGTTAGCGGAGCGGTATGGTGTACATAAGAGTACTATTCAAAACATCAAGAGTGGTAGAGCTTGGGCACATATTCGCAAAGATTTGAAATGGATTTGTGACAATCAGAAGAAGCTGGACGGTGCTGATATTCCAATCATAAGAGAAGCAATCGGCGCTGGTCAATCTGATCCTGATATTGCAATACTGTTTGGTGTGACCAGAGGAACGATAAGACAAATACGTGTTGGTAACACTTGGAAAAATTATTAACTTAAACTAATTCGACAAGCACTCAGTTTACTTTAGCGAAGTAAGCTTAATATTACGGCGAAAGCTCAGAATATGGTAACCTTTAATCTAAAGAGGCTTTAGGCAGAGATGCCTATCGAACAATCGGGTGAATTGCTGGAAACTCTCCGCAGGAGACAATCAGCAGCCAAGCCTTGGGAGCAATCCCTTGGAAGGTTCAACGACTAGAGTATACCACCTCAAGCAGGTGATGAAACTTGTAGGAGTCAAGTGATTCCGAAGCGCCCGACACCCTGTAAAATGGGTGATGATATAGTCTGGTCTGCATGGCGACATGCAGGATTACTTAAGGTAATCGGTCAAGATTAACGATCTTGATTTAACATTAACGTTACGGGGCTGGTGAAAAGACAGGTATCATGAACGTGGAGCGTAAGCTCGCTGGAATCCTCGGTAAAGAAGAAGGCACCTTAGTGGTCAAGGCAAGCGACCGTGATGTCATCCTTGAAGAGATAAGCGCCTACGCTGCTAGATACGAACGCAGCGACAAGGTTATTTTCAATGAACTGAAGGTGCTTCGAAACAATGTGAGAGATGTCTTCAACAAGGGGCTTGATCCAGGACATGAGATTATGGATCAACTATTCTTTCTCGAAGCATCCACCAGAAGTGTCCTTGAGAAGATGAGCCACAACTACACACGCATAGTTACACCTGAAGACTTTAAAAAGATAGCTAACATCATGAGTGACCATCTCGCTGAGAAAGTTCCCATACTGAAAGACTTCACTAAGTTCTTTGGTAGACTGGCTGAGGAGTTTCTTAAGCATGCCAAACCCCGTAATTCGGCTGTGGATTGGAAAGCTGCGGCAAAGGTTGCAGTCCTCGGAGACGCACAGAAGGGTTACACAATTCCTAAGCAAATCGGTAGACTGTTGGGAATCAAAGATGGTACAGTATTAAGTGAAGCAACTCTCAAGCGTTTCTCTTTCTGGAAGCCCGGTGGTACGTTGGCGGAGTTCCTTTACGGCGCTCAATACCCTCTCAACCGCTCTCCTAAACTGAATATGCTGGATTTCAAGCTTAAGCAGATAAATAAGAAGTTTACGATCACACTCTCAAAGGCAGATAAGTTGCCTAAATCATGGACGAATATTCCGTGGGTGAACTTCGACGGTAAGGTTATTGAGCAAGGGTTCACGCAAGCCTTTGAGGAGAAGCTAGCCTATAAGGATAAGGATGGTAACTGGATAAATAATATTGTTCAAATACGCCAGAAAACTGAAGCCAGCTGGTGGGATCAAATTGTGAATAAATCTGGAAGTATTAATGACATAGCGGATGCTCAAAAAGCAAGAACAGCCTACGCAGTTAACGGCAATCACTCTAATGATGCTGTAATTGTAAAACGCTTTCACCTGTGGGGTAAGAAGAATAATGTAGCTACTTCAACAATTCATGACGCATTCTTCACCAATATTACACAAATGCTGCCTGCGAGAAAGGCTCTCAGAGGCATCTATGCAGACACTCTCAAAAGAAACGTAGTTGAAGAAGTATTGAAAGAGATGAAGAAACGTGGTCTTCCTGAAGAGGTGTATAGGAAGTACCTTGAGGAAGCTATCATGACAGGATTGATACCCGTGGCCGGTAAATCAAATATTGGAGGAAAGGTTT